GCACTGTCCGAAAACAGTTTGACGATGATGGGAACTTCCATCAGATTTTAGAAATAAAACAGGAAAACTTAAAATTTGCCCATCTGGTAAAAGGGGAAAAGCGGATAAGTATTGTTTGGGCAGAAGGTATGCGGCTGGTGCATAAATACAAGCACTATGTTTTTGACGCGGGAACTCCGTATGAAATCCGCCAGAAGGTTTATGTCTGGGGGTACAAGTACCGCGGCCAGCATTTTTTTAGTCTGATTTTGCCCGATGATAAGATTGTTTATTCAATATCTGACAGTTTAGTATGAGCTATACCGACGGAATTTTTTATCTTGATTACGAAAACGGCAATGACGCTGCGAGAACTGCTTTGACCTCTTGCGTGGCCAGCAATCCGTCTGGGAGCGTTACGCGAATAAACAAGACGGGTCACGGGCTTGTAACCGGCGCTATCGTTGACTTAACACTTTTCACTGCGTGGCTCAATGCGGCTTGGAAAATAACCAAGGTTGATGATGATAATTTCGATTTGGACGGTGCTGTGTGGCAGGCAACGGCAGCCCCCACCGGGACTGTTACGCCACGCGGCGGCTCTAGCTGGGCTGATGCTTGGAAGACAATGACCAGTGGGGCCACGGCAGCAAGGATTCAGCCAGGTGACACTATCCGCATTGCCAAAAGTCCAGCTTTGTATGGCATGGGCCAGGCAACGTGGACAGTCGGAAGTCGGTCAATTGTTTTGCAACCATTGACAAGCTGTTCCTTTGGTGATTCAGGCGCAACAAAAGTCCGCGTTACCAAAAATGGGCATAATTTAATGAACGGTGGTGTGGTGCTGGTGTCTGGCACGGACGGTGGCACGTATGATGGCCGTTATAAAATAACGGTAATTGATGAAAATAATTTTGATTTGGACGGCACGACTTATAGTGCTGATAAATCCGGCAGTGTAACCCCAGCATATACTTGCAGCATAGATGATTGTGATGTTTTATGGACGGCGGGCGGTGCGGGTGACGCAACTGTAACTTTATTGGCTAACACGGTGGCAAGAGAGGGGACGGGCGCATTAAGCGTGGCGATGGACGCGTCACCGCAAACCAATGTCTTGCAAGCTTATCATGAAATATCCGAGCTTAATTTGGCTTTGTACGATTCCATTACGTTCCAACTTTTTTTGAACGAAACAATAACGGCAAACCAGTGGAAAGTTTGTTTGTGTTCCGACACCGCTGGTGCAACTGTTGTTGATACTTTTGAGATTCCTGCCTTAATAAAAGGCAATGGCTGGATTCCGATGAAAATAGCAAAATCCGGTGGCGGCCAGCTAGGAGCGTCAATTAAATCCATAGCAATTTATTCTGGCTCATCAGCACCAGCGGCCTCTAAGTACATCAGACTAGATAACTTTTCGGCTTGTTTGGCCGCGGGATTTAGTTTGCGCACCGCTTTTTCTAAAAACTCGGCAGAACAAGGTGGCGCGGACCCGTTTTTGCTCGCCGCTGGTATTGAAGACGCGACCATTACTTTGGACGGCGACCCGACAGTCGTTATGTCGGGGTCTAATAAAGGGCCAGACTATGCCGGCACTACCGAAACGGTAAATATTTATTGTCGCGAAATGATTTTTGCAGAACCGGCATCTGCCACTTCCGTTGTGCATGAAACGGCAGAGGCCGGAAGTTCGTCCGCGGTTACAACATTTTCCGGAGGCTGGAACACAAGCACCAGCTTGCGCGATGGTGACACCTTTTTTGCTTCACTTAATGGCAATGGCACGTGTATAAAAATATCGAAAGAATATATTACCCTATTGGGCGTTTCGTTTTTTCGATTTTATGTAGGGCTGGATTTAGCAGAGGATAGATTTGACATAGACGTTTCCAACGCAAATCATTGCCGAACTGGTATAACCATGACTGGTTCGAACACCGACACCTACACTATCACCAACGTGCGTAACGTTTGTTGCGGCGACCAGCATGGGCTTGGTTTGCTAGGCGCAAGGTATAATACTTTTATTGGCGACTTGGGTAATTTCTGGGGGACGCATTATTATCAAATTCAACTTTCTTATGGAAGCGGAAGTATCGGAAAAATAAATTTCATTTCTGGCTCATTATACACAAGTACCAACATGGGTATTTGGGTTATTGAAGAAATCGTAAACACACCGTATCTTTCGCCTGCTGCCGCGTCGGGTGATGTGCGCGTTTTTAAAATCGGCAAAGTGACTGGCACCGTAAATTTTGCTGGTTTAAACGACATACAATGTACAATCCGGCGACTTATTGGAACGGTTACAGGAACACCGTCACCGCAAGGTGATGGGTATGGTGCAATTGACGATTACAATGAAACCGGCTTTATGAAAAGGTGGCTGTCTTATGGCAACTGGGAAACAATGCTTAATGACAGGGTAGGCGGCACGGGCAATAAACTGGTTTTTACTAGGACGCATGCAACTTATGGCGGTGTAATAAACAAAAGAGATGTGGTCCTTGCCAGGGTGGCATGTGCCGCAAGTAAGTTAGTAACTTTTGATGTGTACGCGGCAAAAAGCGTGGCAACAATGGGCGGGCAAATTGTTGTGCGCGGCGGGCAAATAGGTGGTGTTGACGATGAACAGACGGTAAGCATTGACGCGTCAGATACCGATTGGCACAAGGTCACAATTACCTTTACGCCAACAACAAAAGGCGTGGTTGAAATAATGGGGCGTGTTTGGTGTACAACAGACATTGGCTCAATATCTTTTGCAGACATTAGCATAACACAGGCGACGTAATGGCTTTACCCACCAAAAGCAATTTGCTGACGATGGACTTTTCTTTCCAAGGGGAGCCTTTTGTTTCTGTGCCTGGTAATTCCAGCGTCGACCCTTTTACAATGGATTGGAGTTTTCAGGGAGAGCCTTTTGTCTGTAATAGAGGGCTAGAAACAACCGAAAAGCAAATTACGACAGACCTTGGGTACGGGGTTATAACCTCAGCTGAACAGGATTTTGGATTGGTGTACATGGTAGGGAGCGAACAGTCTGTGGCCAAAGGGATAGGCTACTCGGTTTTAACCAGTGAAGCGGACAGTAAAGACCTTCAGTACGCGGTACTCACTGAAGGGACAATCGCTACTGGGCTGGAATATTTGCTTACTACGGAGCTTGAAATTCAGAAAGCTGTTCACTATGCGATAATAACTACGGCACGGATAGAAAAAGACCTCGGCTATTTTTGTTCGACTGTACAAACTCTGACATCAGCTATCAGCTATGAGGTAGAAACGGAAGAAGTGATAGCCAAAAGCGTAAGATATGCTGTCATCACATCAGGTCTATTCGAATTAACACATCGTTATTTCGTGTTAACGGGGGGAGAAATAAATAAACAGATAAGCTACCTACCCTGCGGATTAAAACGCCTAGAAACAAAGTATTACGTCAAGACGGCCCCTGTAAAAACTAAAAGTCTGCTATACTGGGTGAGAAGCAACCCGTATCATAAAAAAGACAGTCCTTATTCACGGAAAGAAGGGGTGTATGCAAAAAAGACCAGCCCTTATGACCGATTTAATACTTAGCTTATGGATAGACGATATTGTACCAAGACAGACGTTGAGAATTACACCCTGCAAACCATCGACCCGACTTTTGATACACAGATAGACGCATGGATTGAGGCGGTGACCCAGTACATTGAGGGGGTAACTGGTAGGGTCTTTATTGCTGACGCTGAGGCCAGTGCCAGACTTTATGATGGGGACGGGACTGACACTCTTTTAATAGACGACTGCATTGAAGTGGACACGCTTACCGTGGAAGAAACAGAGGTTGCCGAGGAGGATTATTGGGTAGGTCCTGCCAATGAAACCAGAAAGTACGAAATCATCTTAAAAGACGGCTGGTTTGATATTGGCACTCAAAACGTAGAGGTTGAGGCGACTTGGGGATATTCAGAAGAGGTTCCCGCTGATATTAAACTTGCTGCCACAATTCTGGTTGCGGGGATTACGGCGCACGCCGACCAGACCGGTAAAGAGGTGCGCTCTGAAACAATCGGCTCTTATTCGGTAAGCTATGCTGACAAGAGAGGCTGGGAAGACTTTGAAAGGGTCAAAGAAATATTAACTTCATACCAGAAACATACTTTTTGATGATTGCAGACCACTACAATTCAACAGCCATAGTCAAGCGGCTCACTGGGACTACTAAAAAAACGTACACCACGCACTTGGCCTCAGTTCCGTGTCTGGTACAGTCCAGAGATGAAAGTATCACAGAGGATATTAACACGGCTTTTGGCAAGAACTTTTTAATGTTCTGTGATGTGGCTGATATTATTGAAAGCGACCGGGTAGTTATCGACAGCAAAGAATACCGGATAGTAGGGATAAAAACTTTTGGGGACTCACCGTATAATAAACACTTGGAAATAGTTTTAAGAATTTTCCAGTCATGATTGAGGTTAAAATCGTCAATGCGGCAGAAATAAAAGCAGCCTTTCAGAAATATCCCGTCAAAATGGCTCAAGAGTTACGCCGGGCAGTGTACAAGACGGTTTTTGAGATACAGCGTACCGCACAGAGA